TTGATCAAGAACGGAGAGAAGATAAAATTCTGTTATCTCAAATTGCCTAATCCCGTTCGTAACAATGTCATATCAATCATCAATGTTTTGCCTCAAGAATTTGGTCTTGAAAAGTACGTAGATTATGGTACGCAATTTGAAAAAACTTTCATCGAACCGATCCGGCTTATACTTGACTCTGTTGGATGGAAGACAGAAAAAACAAACACGTTGGAGGACTTATGGCAGTAGAAAACACAGATTTCGATTTTGGTTTTACAGTTGTTGATGAAGAGGAACTTGCCGTCGTAACTGAGATACAAGCAGAGAAAGAAAAAGTAGAACGTAAAGTAACTCTTGCATCTTCAGAAAAAGAAAAGCTTGACAATAAGATAAATTCTCTGTATAATATGTTTCAACCTTTGCTAAACAATCTGGCGAGTAATCCAGAGAAAGAATATATTTTCTGGCCGAAACGCTTAGAGAAAATCGAAGAGTTCAGAGATAAAATTGACGCTGTATATAAAGGATAATCATGGCAAACTTTTTACATAATGTTATTGCTGGTGTTGACAATACAAACGTAGCTTCAGACGGCAACCACGCTTCTGAATTTACAGGCACAATTGATACTGGTTCTTATATATTAAACGCGGCTCTCTCCGGAAGTATATATGGTGGCGTGCCAAATTCTAAAATTACGACATTTGCTGGAGAGAGCGCAACCGGGAAAACATTTTTTGTTCTCGGTGTGATGAATAGATTTTTAGCAGATAATCCTACAGGCGGTGTTATCTATTTTGACACTGAAGCGGCTGTGACTAAAGACATGATGCAATCGCGTGGTATTGATATAGATCGCGTTGTTATATCTGAACCTGATAGTATAGAGACATTTCGCACATCCGCTGTGCAGATGTTAGACAAGTACATAGACAGTCTTGAAAATAGAATGTCAAGAGTTAAAACAGAGACACCCCCTATGATGATGGTTCTTGATAGTATGGGTATGCTATCCTCTCTTAAAGAATTAGCAGATGTATCTGAAGGCAACGATAAGCGAGACATGACCAAAGCACAACTGTTGCGTGGTACGTTTCGTGTACTTGCACTGAAGCTTGCAAAGGCTAATGTTCCATTGCTCGTTACTAATCACACCTATGATGTAGTTGGTGCTTATGTGCCTACTAAAGAAATGTCTGGCGGTGCTGGACTTAAATACGCTTCTTCATCCATATGTTATCTAACAAAGAAAAAAGATAAGGACGGTAAAGATGTTGTCGGCAATATCATACGTATTACTATGCATAAAAGTCGCTTTACAAAAGAGAACAAACAAGTCGAAGTAAAGCTATCTTACGACAAAGGTTTAGATAGATACTACGGACTACTTGACTTAGCTGAGAAATATGATATAATCAAAAAAGTTTCAACCAGGTACGAGTTACCTGATGGCACAAAAGTTTTCGGTAAAGCTATCAACGAAAATCCTGAGAAGTATTTTACTGAAGACATTATGAAGCAATTAGAAATGGCGGCCGATGTTGAATATACTTATGGTGATCATAAAGAGAATGGAGAGGTAACTGCCCGTGAAGACAGAAACATTGATACTGAAGCATCTACTGGATGATGAAAGTTTTACTAGAAGAACTTTACCTTATCTAAAAGGAGAATACTTTCAAGACCGTTCTGAAAGAATTGTCTACCAGTCTATAGATAAGTTTGTTAATAAGTATAACAATCTCCCGACAAGAGAAGCTTTAACTATCGAAATAGATAAAGAAGATTCTATTTCTGATGATGAATTTTCTAAATGCAAGTCAGTCATTTCAGACTTGGTTATAGAAGATGAAGAGAACAAAGAATGGCTGATCGAAACTACTGAGAAGTTTTGTCAGGAGAAAGCATTATACCTTGCTATAATGAGTTCTATCTCAATAATCGACGGCAAAGAAAAAAATGAAAAAGGCAAAATACCCGAACTTCTTACGGAAGCATTATCGATATCATTTGATCCCAATATTGGTCATGATTTTATTATTGATTCAGACGACCGCTTTGATTTTTATCACCGAGTAGAAGAAAGACTTCCCTTTGATTTAGATTATATGAATCGTATTACGAGTGGCGGTGTCCCTAAGAAATCTCTCAATATAATATTAGCTGGTACTGGTGTCGGCAAGTCGCTCGTAATGTGTCATATGGCAGCCGCTAATCTTATGGACGGAAAGAATGTTCTGTATATAACATTAGAGATGGCTGAAGAAAAGATAGCAGAAAGAATTGATGCTAATCTGTTAAACGTTCCGTTAGATGAATTAGTTGATCTGCCTAAATCAATGTATGCAAAGAAGATTGATAAACTGAACCGTACAACGAGTGGTAGATTAATCATTAAAGAATATCCTACTGCGGTAGCTGGTACGGGACATTTTAGACATTTGATTAATGAATTGAAACTTAAAAAGTCATTCTCTCCAGATATCGTATATGTAGACTATCTGAATATATGTGCATCGTCCAGAATGAAAATGGGTGCGGCAATTAATAGTTATACATACATAAAAGCGATAGCGGAAGAATTGCGTGGCTTAGCTGTAGAAAAGAATATCCCTATTGTATCTGCTACACAGACAACTAGGTCAGGCTTCAGTAATAGTGATCCTGGTCTTGAAGACACATCGGAAAGCTTCGGACTGCCCGCTACAGCCGATTTTATGATCGCTCTTATAAGCACCGAGGAACTAGAAGCATCCAATCAAGTTATGATCAAGCAACTGAAAAATAGGTACAACGATCCAACACAGTACAAACGATTTGTTCTGGGTATGGATAGAGCCAAAATGCGTCTGTATGATGTTGATGAAAATGAACAGACACTTATGAACGATAGCGGCCCTGTAATGGATACTACAGAATACGGTCAGAGGATGGACGAAGATGATAAGATGAAATGGGCAACTAAGAAAATGGGCAGAAAGGACTTTAGCGGATTAAAGATATAGTGTTAGAACAATTAAGAAGAACAAGAAAAGAAATACAAGAAGATAGCCCATGCAACGGGACGTGTACGCTTAATGAGGACAAAATTTGTATTGGATGTAACCGTCATATAGATGAAATAGTAATGAAAGGAAAGTCTAATGACAAAGAATAAGGCTGAGAATATGTCAAATTATACTGTTAGGCGCCATGGTAATCAGTATAAGGTATATGAAACGTCTACTAAGCAATATGTAGCCATATACCAAAACAAATATGATGCAAATGATATTTGTAAAAAACTCAATAAAGGTGCAGGGTTTGCGGGTACTACCCCTCGTTTTTTATGCTTGACATAATATGTGGTTATTCATAGCATCTCCTCTTATTTCGTGGGCTATTTGTTTAATTGGATTTGCTGGATATTTTACTTTTTCTGATGAACGAGCTTCGGGATCAATGTTGCCGTGGTTTGATGTCGTTAATACTATTCTGATGACATGGGCTTTTTATCGATGGATGATAGCAATCTATGCAAAAAAGATGAAAAAAGTTGATATTAACTGTTGACATGATTCATTTTCTATGTTACTATTAAGCATAATTGAGAGAGAGAGAAAAACAATGGCTTATGTAGAAGAAGGTTCAAAGACTGTTGACGCTGGCGTTAACACCATGATGAAAGCTATGAGATATGATTATCTCTATTGGCACTTAAACTCAAAAAGCAATAAAGAGGTTGGCGAGTTGCGAGATGTCAATAAAAAGATGATCGCCGAGTTCAATGAAAACTTAGACTACACTGTTGGTAAGAAGTATATCAAGGTAGTCGAGAAAACTGGCGGAGTCAAGTGCTTTGTTGTCAATTGCGAAAATGACAAAAAGTTTCCAATCGGTACTATCCTGAAGCCTGCTGGTTGGGCTTCTCCGGCAAGAAATTTCTCAAGAGGAAACGTCCTTGAAGGGAAATACAAAATCAGTTGGACAGGAGCATAATCATGACCAAAACTACTGAAGAAATGATTGCAGAATGGATTGCCAAGGGCGGTAAGATTGCTAAGTGTCCTACCGTCATTGCCAAAGGGGCAAACATGACGTGGCCGTATGGTAAGGGTTCCATTTCGTATTCTGGTGCCAAGCACGTCTATTTGGGAAATCCCAGCGGCAAGAAGGGCTAAATTATTGCTTCTTCATGTAACAGGGTCCAACAAAGCTACCCGTAAATTAGTTGAAAAGGCTACTTGGTGGTATGCTGAAAAGTTGATGGGCAAGAGATTGATAAGCAATCTTGAAATTACTATCAAACTTAAAAAGAGTTGGTCTAAAGATAATGAAGGGGAAGCTTTTTGGGATGACGCAGAAAATTATCGTCCTAGAGAGTTTAGCATATTTCTTAACAAAGATGTCAAAATCCGAAATCTCCTTATAACGCTGGCTCATGAAATGGTTCATGTTAAGCAATGGGCGCGAGGAGAGATGTATGAATACGCCGCCAAGGACATGGTTAGATTTCATAAGAAAAAGTTTAACATTAAAGATATCAACTATTATGATTATCCTTGGGAAATTGAAGCGTTTGGTAGACAACTAGGGTTGTTTGTTCGGTTTTGCGATACTGCTGGTATTGGTGATCGTGAAGATATGCAAGAAGAAGCTTGACATAGTACCATTTCTATGGTACTATAAATAACAATCGAGAGAGGTTATATTATGAGTAAAGTAAAAAATTGGATGTCAGAGATCGAAGAGTTTTGCAATGGATACATTTGCGACAATGGGAAATTAGATCCTGTTTGGGATTTTTCTATTGATGAAATTTCTGAAGATGCTGGTATGTATTTTCATTCTAATGAGGCGAAAGAATATGCCAAAGGTTATCTCATAAAGAATCTAGGAGAAATATAATGAGTGTCAAGGCTATGCTGATTGTCGCTATATTAGGTGGTGCGGATGTTACACAATTTCATTCTGATTATTCCTCTTGGCAAAGATGCATTGATGCTAAAGCCTTAGTTCTCGGTCAACGTGAATTAACTCAATTCGGTACAGCAAGAATGGAAGATGATATAATTGCTGTTTGTGTTCCTATAGAGGACCGCGAAGAAGAAGACGACCGGGAAAGAGAACGTGAAGTGTGGCGTAATTTAAATGAAATAATCAAGACGTTTAAATCGAAACCTAACACACTAACGGAGTAGCGTAATGAATAGCGCCGACATTTTAACGGTCTGCGTATTAAACCAAGAAAAAGACATTATAATGTCTGATAAAGAACCTTCGGAGGAAGATAAAAAAATATTAAAATGGTTAAACAAACGAATACAGCGTATTGAAGATTCTTATCTAGACTTGTAGGAGGGTGATATGAAAAAATTGATGTTAGTAACATTATGTGTTGGAGCATTGGGTTTAATGGGCTGTAACATGGCTACCAATCAAGGCGTAGGCGCTGTTAGCGGTGGCGTTGTTGGTGGGCTTTTAGGTAATACTGTTGGTAGTGGTTCTGGAAAAACAGCCGCTACAGCCGTTGGTGCGGTTCTAGGCACGATTGCAGGTAGCAACATAGGTGCTTCAATGGATCGTCCTCGTAACGTAATAATACAATCGCCCCCTGTTGCTTATGACAGTTGCGCCCGTTACTACAATAACGAAGGTGCAAGAGCGGCTTGTCAACGCGGCCGCGATGCAAGAGCTAGAAATAGACAGATGTGGTTAGAGAACCGCGCATACCGAGACGGTTATAGTCGATAACATGACATAGCGTGGAGGCTCTCTCTCACCTCTCTCACTCCACGCGGAGGGTCCGTCATCATGGCGGGCCCTCTTTCTTTGTTATAAATAGAAAGAATAACAAAAGAGAGTCCTACCCATGCTCCGATATAACGAATTTGAACCATATTACGGACCATTGGCTGATCTTGATGAAGGTTGGGCAAAATTGGGTTGGCCAACTTTTAAAAAATATCCTAAACGGCGTGATCATTTTCTCAAAAAATATAAGAATAAAGAAGAATTTGTTTTAGTTGATTCTGATACTCCAGTAAAACTTGTTTATGATCAAGAAATTTATGATAAGATTGATAACGAAGATTTCACAGGAATTGTACTTAAAGGTTCTGATGGAAAAACATATAAAATAAAAGACCTTGCAAAAACAGCAGAATTTGGTGGTAAAGGTTCGGGTGGCGGTACTGTCAAAGAAGATAAACAATTAAAATCTTTACAAGATCAAATTATAGCCGCAATTAAAAAATCAAAAAAAGCAACTATATCCATCGATATTAATGGTACCAAACATGACATTGCGGGCGCAGTTTCAACTCCAGGTGTTCCTAAATCAGATTTCCATTTAATTGATATAGAAGGAAATGAAGTGGTTTGGATTTCACATAAAGATGGAACAACCCCTAAAAAATTTGCACAATGGGGCGGAGTTTCAAAAAGAAAAGAAAAATGGATTAATGCCCATGCCGAAACACAATCATTTATATCGGATGTGAAAGAGTTTTTTCCTGATGGTTTACCAAGAAAAACTACAATATATCGTGAAATAAAAAACGATAAAATAAAAAAGATGTCAATGTATGGTAATATGTATCCTGGTCCATTAGGGCGACAGAATGTATCTATATTACTACAAGGCTCTGTTATACTTAAAGGTAATAAATTAACAGCAGATCATGTGCAATATAATGATGAAAATGTAACAGACGATTATAGACCTGTGTTTATGGCAATGTATAAAGGTCCGGATCGTAATGATTTTGGTATTAAAAAAACTAGAGTTGTTATATCCCCAATAGGAGGACGGGACCATAAGCTTGACGGAAAACCGATGAAAATGGAATTTAAGAAAAGCAATTTCGCAAAATTCAAAAAAGCACTTGGTATTAAATAATGAAAAAATTCACATCATACATAACAGAAGCTAGAAATACTCATATGGAGCATATTGAGGATAACGTGCTTAACGGAGGAGTCGATGGTGCGCGAGAAAGTATTAACTATCTTAGAAGTTTGCGCGACATGCTCTCTGGCAGTTCTGACGCTGGTATTGATGTTAGCCGCAAGTGGGATGGGGCTCCTGCTATTTTTGCTGGCACAGATCCTTCAGATGATAAGTTTTTTGTGGCGAAGAAGGGGATCTTTAATAAGAATCCGAAAACCTACAAAACCGCCGCTGAAGTAGATGCAGACACTAGCGGCGATCTAGCAGACAAATTAAAACTTGCATTAAAGTACTTACCTGACTTGAATATAAAAGGTGTCATTCAAGGTGATTTTCTATACAGTAAAAAAGACTTAAAAACGATAAAGAAAAAAGGCACCTCATATTTGGTGTTTCATCCTAATACTATTGCATATGCTGTTCCTGACAACATTCCTCTCGCCAAAACAATCAAACGATCCAAGATAGGTATCGTTTGGCATACGAAGTATACAGGCACTTCATTAGAGACTATGGAAGCTTCATTCGGAGAGAACATTGCCAATTCTCTTACGACTTCTACAAACGTATGGAGTACGGATGCTGAG